AATGGATCGTCACGCGCGCACGGTTCACAATCAAGTTTAAACCCGGCCCGAGCGGCGGGCGAGGCAAATCGTTGACGCTGACGGTGACCATGCCACATGGCTGCAATTTGAAGGACATGACCCCGCATGAGCGCCTGATCGGCGACAAGTATCTGCGCCGTTGGGGCATTCTGACCGACAGCTCGGACATCGGTGACCTCATTGACTAAGCAGGCGGTCGATATGCTGCTGCAGGTCATGGAGACCCGCGCTGCCAAGGTGCAGGCATCGGTACTGCGGCAAGTTTCACCTCGGGCAACGGATCAGTTGCTCGAGGCCAAGCTTATGGTCGCGTCCGGACATATCCCGGTCGTCACCGCGATGGATGACTACGAAGACGAGCCCATCCTCGCAGAGTGGTGCGCCGAGCGCAGGCAGCATGGATACAACAACAGCATCGGTCGGTGGGTTGCGGTCGATGCCAAGGAGATCGCAGCTCTTGCAGTTGATTACCCGCTGCTCTTCGCGAAGATGCTGGTAGATTTCGAGCGCGCTGCCCCGGCGCGCCCGATCTCGTTGATCGATAGTGTCGCCTGGGATATTGGCACCATCCAGCTCAAGGGGGCGAAATCGCCCGTACCGGTCTGGTTTGCGCGTCGGCTTTCAGATCCTGCGGTGTGGAAAAAGGTTGGTGCTCTGCTGGAACGCAGGCCACTTGACGAGGTCCGTGTCATCCTGACGTCCACAACAGGCGATCGCCTTCCTGTTGCTGCCAGTAAGAAGGACATCGTCATCAGCGTGAACGATGTGGCCAAAGCACCTGGAAAGCTGGCCATCTCACCGCAGGCCGTCGGCGCAAGGGTCTTCCCGGGCGAGGCGCAGCATCGGTTTCCGATTGATCATTCTGAAAATTGCGGGATCGTCTGGTATCGGGGTGAAACTCTCACGTTCAGCGGGGACAAACAGCGGCGTTTCTTGGAAATTCTGTTTTCGGCCTATTGGTCAAAGTCAAAAATCCTGCGTCTTGCCGCTGTTCTTGAAGAGGCTGGCTATGGTGGTCAGGTGAATACGCTGAAAAAGGCTTTTGGCCGCGGCATCGACAAATGGCGTTTCGTCAAAAGCGAGAACGGAAACTGTTGGATCGATCCCTGATCCTCTCCCTCGTGTTTCTATGAAAAGGCCGTCCTTCGGGGCGGCTTTTTTCATTTTCAGGCGTCAAACTTCGCTGCCTCCCAGTTTGCCTCCCGGTTGCCTCCACGGTGCCTCCCAGCCCCTCCGCCATGGTGATCCCGCAAGTGTTCGCAAAAACCCCAAGGAGGTTCACATGGCGCTAAGACACCTTTCCCAGATCGAGCTCGCGGCTCGCTGGAACATTTCACATCGCACGCTGGAGCGTTGGCGGTGGACGGGCGAAGGCCCGAAATTCATCAAGCTTGGCGGTCGGGTCATTTACCGGCTCGAAGACGTCGAGGCTTTTGAGGTCGAGCAAATCCGCGGGTCGGACCACGAGCCCCACCGCCCAATGTCGGCATAAGGGGGACGAATATGACAATTTATAACCACATCACACTGGCCGATATCCACCGCATGCCGGTTGGCCAAATCGCGGCACTGCCCGCTGATCAGCTGGCAATGCTGAAGGAGGCGGCTGATCAGCAGCTCACCCAGGCCAAGACGGTCTCGGATTGGCTCGATGGTGCCATCTCACTGAAATACGCCGAGCGTGCTGCCGAATGCCGCTCTGAGGCAGGCAAGGACACCGGCACGATCCGCTTCGAAGATGGTGGCGTCACAGTGATTTCGGACCTGACCAAACGGATCGATTGGGATCAGGCGCAACTCGCCCAGATCGCAGAAAACATCGCCTCGGCTGGCGAAGACCCGGCCGAGTTCATCGAGACCACGTTGAAGGTGTCAGAGCGCAAATACACGGCGCTGCCAGAAAGCTGGCGTAAGGGTTTTGAGCCTGCGCGTACGGTCCGGACCGGCAAACCCAAGTTCCGCTTGGTGCTGGGCGAGGAGGTGCGCTGATGGCTATTTCTCTTGCATCTCTGCGCACCAGTTCGGTGCTCCAGCCACCGCGTATCCTGATCCACGGGGTGGCAGGAGTGGGTAAATCGACCTTTGCCGCTGACGCGGGCGCGCCGGTGTTCATCATGACCGAGGATGGTCTTGGCAAACTGCAGGTCCCGCATTTTCCGTTGGCGACCAGTTATGCCGAAGTCGCGGAAGCGCTCGAGGCATTGCTGGAGGAAGATCACGACTACGGCACGGTCGTGGTTGACAGCGTCGACTGGCTCGAGCCGCTGATCTGGGCTGAGGCCTGCAAACGCAATGGCTGGCAGTCGATCGAAACCCCGGGCTTTGGCAAGGGTTATGCCGAGGCGCTGACCATCTGGCGCGAATATCTCGATAAGCTGAACGCGCTGCGCGACCGGAAGGGCATGGTGGTCATCCAGATCGCCCATAACGACATCAAGCGGTTCGATAGCCCTGAGCATGAGCCTTACGATCGGTATGTGATCAAGTTGCAGACCCGCGCCTCTGCGCTTCTGCAGGAGCATTCTGATGTGGTGCTGTTTGCCAACTACCAGATCTCAGTCGCCAAATCCGATGTCGGCTTCAACAAGAAGGTGACCCGGGCGCTCGGGTCCGGTGCGCGCGTCATGCACACCGAGGAGCGCCCCGCCTTCCTCGCCAAAAACCGTTACGGCCTGCCGGACACTCTGCCGCTTTCGTGGTCAGAGTTCCTCGCAGCCATGCCCCAATCCCAATGATTGCCTTGAAAGGATACGACCATGGCACGTTTTGATACGTCATTTGACGCCACCAGCGTTGAACCCACCACCCCCTATGAGCTGCTGCCCGCAGGTAAATACCGAGCTCAGATCGTCGAGAGCGAAATGCGCGTGACCCGCAACGGTATGGGCCAGTTCCTCTGGCTGATGCTGGATATTTTGGACGGCCAGCATAAGGGCCGGAAGATCTTTGATCAACTGAACCTGGTGAACCCGAACCCCACCACGGTCGAGATTGCACAGCGGACGCTGTCGGCAATCTGCCATGCGACGGGCCGGATGCATGTCAGCGACAGCGAGGAACTGCACCTGATCCCGATGACGATCCAGGTAAAGATCAAGCCGCCGAAGAACGGCTACGGCGAGAGCAATGCCATTGCCTATTTTCCGCCTGAAGGTGGGGGCGCCACGGCCGCTGCGGCAAAGCCTGCTGCAACCCCAGCAGCACCGCCCTCAACGCAGGCCGCTTCCGCGCCGCCCAAGATGGCCTCCGCGCCCTGGAACAAGAAGGGCTGATCATTCGCGCTGCTCCGCATCCCTGACTGACGGGGCAGCGCCCAAACCCATCTGAGGATATTCCTATGACTGACCAGCATAACGCGGCCCCTCGGGCCGTGATCAGCTCCGGCTTGCCTGATGACCAGCGCCGGTTGATCGAACTCGACGACGATATTGCCAAGATCCGCACGCAGATTGCGACTGCTGATCTGGCGCGCCAACGGGGGCAAAAGCCCATCGACCCTGACTGGTTTCATCGGGCGCGCACGGCACTGCGCCACCTGTGCCGTGAACGGGCAGAATTGCTTGCCAAAGGCACCGGCCGCCGTCGCCGCGAAAAGCTGAAAGATGCGCTGATCGGTGTGCTGCGCGAACGCCACGACCCAGAAACTTGGAGTGGCCTTCTGGCTGAGGCCCAAGCCCGCAGCGAACGGGAGGGCTTGTGATGGCTGATCTTCCCGCACCCCCCACGCCAACGCTGATGGCGATCTACGCCGATTACGAGGCCCGCCAAGGTGATGGCTTCCGTGACCACCTCGGCGCATCCATCATCGGAAAATCCTGCGCACGCGCGCTCTGGTATGATTTCCGCTGGGTGACGCCTGCGCGCTTTTCTGGCCGCTTGCTGCGTCTGTTCGAGACAGGCCAGCTGGAAGAGGACCGTATGGTGCGCAACCTGCGCGCCACCGGGGCCACTGTTTTGGAGCTGGATCCGGAAACAGGACGGCAAATCCGCGTGGAGGCCCATGGCGGTCATTTTGGCGGCTCGCTGGATGGCGTCGCATTCGGTCTACTTGAGGCGCCGAAAACCTGGCATGTGCTGGAGTTCAAAACGCATGGCGTAAAGAGTTTTGCGGATTTGACCGCGAAAGGCGTGGTGCTGTCAAAGCCGCAACATGCTGCGCAGATGCAGATCTACATGCACCTGACGGGCATCACCCGCGCACTCTACATGGCGGTCTGCAAGAATACCGACGCGCTGCATATCGAACGGGTTGAGGCCGATCCTGCGTTGGCAGAACGCCTTCTGGAAAAGGCTGGCCGGGTTATCTTCGCTCAGCACCCGCCTGCGCGTATCAGCGAAGATCCGGCTTGGTTCGAATGCCGTTTTTGCGATCACCATGCTGCCTGTCATGAGGGTGGCGCTGCCGCTGTGACCTGTCGTTGCTGTCTGCATTCCACTGCAGTCGTTGGCGGTTGGCACTGCGCCCGCCACGACCGGATGCTGGCTCCACCCGAGCAGCGCGCCGCCTGCGGCAAACATCTCTTCATCCCCGATCTCGTGCCGGGTGAGGTCATCGATGCGGGGGAAGATATCGTCACCTACCGCATGAACGATGGCGACTCCTGGTCAAATGACGCCCGCAATACGGAGGCCGCACAATGAGAGCGGCAAGTATCCATGTTGGTCAGAAATTTGGTCGGCTCACAATTATCGCAGACAGCGGCATTCGGAAAGGAAGGGGTGAAATCTCCTGGATTTGCATGTGCGACTGTGGGGCCGAGCACCGCGCCACCACAGGGAATTTGAAATCTAGGAGTGTTCGTTCCTGTGGATGCCTCGCACGCGAGATGTCTTCCGTGCGGCAAAAACAAAAGCG